GGGGCTGCGATCAAATGCAGCTGAAAAGCGGTCTTTAAGAGACTGCTCTTCGCGGGAAAGTGTTTCGTTGGAGTTTGCAATGCAAGCTTCTGTAGCTTCAGCAGAATCAAGAATTTCTTCTTCTGTTTTGCTAGCAACAACTTCTTCAACTTCGCTGTCAGTAGAAAGTCTTTTTTGGACTTCTTCCATAATGCGAGCTTCGATTTGCTTTTCAAATTCAGCTTTAGCTTCTTTGCTCTTGTGCTTCCAGAGTACTGTGAGTTTATCTTCGAAAGAAGCAAACGCTTCTTCAGCTTCGTCGATAGACTTCAGCTCCTTAGCCAAAAACTCCTTATCTTCGTCTTCAAGATCAAACTTTTGATCAAGAACGTCCATACGCTCGTTAAAACGTGCAATTGCCTCCTCTGCTTTTTGGGCAGATTCGTAGTCAGCAATTTTCATCTGGGCTTCATCGAACTTAGATTTCAACTCTTCGACTGAAGACTTGAGTTCTGCTTGTTCTTTGGCTACAGCCTCTTTTTCTTCTTGAGCCTTGGCAAGTTCTGCACGAAATTCCTCGTCTTTTTCTTTGATAGCATCTGTAAAGGTGCTGGTCATAGAGGCGATTGCTTCATGCGAGAACTTCTTTTCGGTAAGAAGATCCTTCAGTTCGTCGATAACTTTTTCAGTTTCCATAGAATTTTTAATCTTTTTAAGGTTTACATTAGTTTTTTCACTTTGTGAAATATTTTTATCTCTTTTGTCGTTTATTGTTACAGGGTTTTCTCCCTGTTTTTTCATATGAACTCCCTTTACATCGGCAGCTGGGTTAGATGTATATCCAATTCCAAGAGGGTAAATTTTACCTTTGATAAGCCTATTTACTGGCCTTCCATCTTCGGTATATCCAGAGCCCCCATATGATTTTAAACAGCCTAGCATTTCCTGCATTTCGTCTCCACCATCAATGATGGTTGACTCTTCCAGGTATTCACTGCCAACGGCTAAAACAAATTCTGAAAATCCAACTTCCCAGCTTGTTGATATTGATTGATTATAAGGCCCTGGAGAACAAGACCTTTCAAGAGCTTCTGCAAAGGTAGAATTAGCCGACTTATAAACCAAAGCTCCCAACGCAATGTTAAATGGTTTTTTATAATTTTTAACGTCTGATTCTGAAAGTATTGAACTTGTCCCGTAATCACTCCAACCTGCATTAACAATGTGACCTACAATTCTGTCTTTATCGTGTTCGATATTTGTAGGTTTATGTAAGAAGTTTTTTGTGTAAGCTACTGCTGTTTCTGAATCGATTCCGTCTCCGTTTTTATTAAACCTATTAACAACTGCAGCATTAAAAGCCACCCCCATTAAGTCTATGTTGTCTTCAAAATCTATTCCTTCAGGAATTAGAGATTCAAGATTACTTAATGAAGCTTTTGATATAAATGAAGACTCACTTATTTCACACGGTAAAACGTCCGCCTCAAATGTCGTTGTGTATTTGTAATCTGGAACTCCAGCCTTATTTTTCTTCTTACTTAATCTCATTACTATGATATAAAATTGCTGCTGAGTAATTATCTAGCTCATGTTCTGCCGCTATTTCTAAAATTTCTGGCAATACATCTAGATCTTGTATTTCTTCTAGGTTAGATACACAAGAAAGAGCTTTTTGTGTCCAATTTTCCATATTGGTAGAGCAAACGATACCTTCACATAAGCTATCAAGAATTCCTTCTTTACTTTTTGTAAATCTTTTTATGTTTAGCTTATCTTTCATTTCTTGTTTTATGGAAGCTCTGATAGTCTCTAGATTAGATATAGTTTCTTGGATATTTGTTCTGGAATATTTAGCTTCTGAGTTTTCTTGAGGTATTCCAGATGTACCCTCTGGTCTTCCTGGTTGCCCTTTCGGTCCTGTTTGATTACTTGGATTATCATCTTCTTCCATTTCCTCTTTGAACATTGGAACTCCTCCGACAATAGGGTTGTAATAACCTTCTTCCCTTTCCTCTATAAACTTTTTCTGTGAAGGTGAGATTTCTTCTACTTTTGGAAACTTGCCAGTATGGAACATTTCCATTCCTTGTTGAGGTGTAATAATACCTAATTCCATAAGTCTTGTAGACACACGCATAAGTTGAGTCTCGTCTCTCATATCAATATCTTTAAACATCGCTGTTGGATAAGACCTAAATCCCAGACTTTTAGCTACTCTTTTCATTTCTTTGTCTAAAAAGTCTGACAAGAATGCGTTTCTAGCTTCTTTTAGTCTATCAATGAATATTTGAGCTTTAACTTGAGTCGCTCCATATTTTTCCTCTCCAACAACTACGTTTTGAAGTCCTTGTTTGATGTCCTCGTTTAAAACTTTGTATTTTTCTGAGCCTAAAACTTTATTTAGATCTGGAAGAATGAAGTCAGCCTTGGTTGTGTAGTCAGAAACCAGAACCCTACCAACACTTTCATTCTTAAATAAACCTTGCATTGCGTTTATATTGTGAGGGCTTATCCCTCCTTTATCAGGCTCTGCCCCCATAGTAATAAGTAAGATAACATTCTCTACGGTTCTTGTTATGGCTTGATCCATTTTTTTCAGTTCAAGCTTGGCGTTGATATCTTCTAAAACTGGATAGCCGAAAGGTATAGCAAAAGGCTCATAATCCTGCTTCTTATAAAAAGAATGGGACACTTTATCTGGGTCTAGTTTTATCTTCAAACCATCAACATTATAAGCTCCTTTTTTTATCTGTTCTTTTACGTCAGCTGGAAGAGCGTTAAATATTTCTTTATCTTCTTCTGTTGTAGGGTTTTGCAACCTAGACATTTCGTATTCTGAAAGTATTTTTTGATAAGCACCCTCGTTAAAAGAAGAGGCTCTTGAGGCTACAATATCGTATGGATTCATCACAACATACCTAACTGGTATTTTGTTTTCCACTACAGCTCTAGGACTTATTGATTTTATCAAATCAGAGAAATCGTTAGCCTTAAACTTTCCATCTATTCTATAAAGAAAGATGTTACCACTGCGATAGTACTCCCTGAAGTATTGATCTTTAAGGTTTTGTAAGTTTATCTTTTTAAACCATTGTTTGAAAAACGTTCTGCTTTTCTTTGTTCCTCCTTCTAAAAAAAGTTCAGTATTTGCAAACTCCGACATTATATCTACAGCATTTCTAAAAACTGAGATATTTGCATAAGCTTTTTGGCATAATTCAATAGCATCTCTGACATTAACTCCGTCAGCAGAATATTCGTAAGGAAGAAGACCTCTTCTTATACTAGAATACCTATCTATTGTTTGGCTGAATGCCGCCCTGTTAACTCTTGAGGCTCCTTTTGCTGATGTCGTTCTAGTTCCGCAAGAAGCTTTGGATACTTTTACTGATGCGTCTGAAGTGTAAAAAGGTTCTCCCACAAGTTCGGGGGAGAAATTTTCTTCTAAAGCGGGGATGTTCGCTTGCGTGGTTTTTTCAAATTTTTGCCAGTAATTTGACTTCTTATTGTATTGCCTCTTCGCCATAAAATATTATACACAAAAAAGCATTAAAGTTAACTTTTAACTTTTACAACTTTAACTTTATCTTTGATACTTTACTTTTATAACCATGGTTTCGTCTCCATCAGTTTGAGTTATGTATGTTTCTCCTTTTTGATGAAGTTCATTCATAGCTTCTTTTGAAATGGTCATTTCGTGGTCATAGTCTCTCTCCTGAGTCTTATCTCCGTCATCAGATTCTTGAGTATAATCTTCGTTTGACTTAATTGTCACAAAGCGATCATTTGCGAATTCAATTGTAGCAATAAACTTGCTTTTTTTCTCTTCTTTACTTTCTTCAGGTAAACTCATAATATGATTATACACTAAAACTTAATCAATGAACATCGGCGTGAATGTTCCTTGATTTATTTCTATCTTATCATCAAACATATCATAGTATACATTCATCATCCAGTTGCCAAGTATAAGAGCAGAATAAGAGTCTTTTCTCGCTTTATCAGCGCCTCTTTGTTTTCTGAGGTTCAAAGGTAAATCAAAGCTTTGTGTTCCTTGTGTTGATGTCGAAACTTGAACCATAGCACATTCAACTTTAATTAAGTCCATCATATCTTTTTGATGTTCAACAAAATCTATCATTTTGGAAGCTTCAGAAGACTCGTTGTAATTAGGTATGAATTTTAAATCCTTAATTGGTATTTTTGATTTTCTCTGAGCATTATAGTCGTCATCCATTGCAGCTCCAGCAAAGAATATTTTTTTGTGATCAAAAGATGCTTGAAGCAGTTCATTCGCGTAGCGAATCCATTTTGAACTTGGCTTCCTTAATAAAACATAAGTTTTGCTGTCTTTGTTGTATTGTCTTTTAAGATCTCTCAATCCTTTGTCATAATTTTGATGGTCGTCTAAGTCAGCATCAATAAGGTTTAGTCTTAAATTTTTATCTTTAAAAATGCTACTTTCATTACATGAGTTTAGAAACTGAACGCCGCCGTTATAGTCTCCAACAATCGATACTATGTTAAAGTTTTGGATCAAATAAGCCATATACTTTATATGCGTTTTTAAGTTTGCTCCTGGTAATGCATAACTATGAACAATTGTCCCTTTTTTATCCTCATTGTTTAATTTTATGAGCATCATAGCAAAGTCATCAGAACCTTCGCTTTCCGACCAAGATGGGTCAAAAGCAAGTATATATTCATCAGATGGTTGACCTATCACCTCAACGCTTTGACCTTCTCCATCAGGAATGGTACATGCCGCCATCTTACTTACCTTGAAATAACCAGAACTATCATCTGTAAAAACAGCCATAAATTCTCTGTCAAACTGAGACTGGCTCATGGTGGCTTTAGCCTGATCAATAAGGTTTTGATCATATAATTGTTGGGGCGCACAATCATAACTAAAATGCATTATTGTTCTATGTGCCTTATCTTGAGCGTTTTCATTAAGAATTAATGACTCATACTGACAATACATCTTATACAGATGTTCGAACCTATAAGATGCAGAAGACAAACCAATGATCTTGTTGTTAGGCCATTTATGTCTATCTTCCTCCTTCATCTTGCCCTGTTTAATCATCTCTGTTTCAATGTCGTAAGTTTCCTGTCTCTCCGTAGGGTTTTTGATAACGGAAAGGAAAGGCATTATCACCTCGTTAAGGACTTTTTCTGGCATAAGAAGAAGCTCGTCAATAATCATCCTCTCAAAACGAAAACCACGAAGCTTCTCTCCGTCACCTAAAGGTAGCGCTGTTATTTTGCTAGCCCCAAGCTCCATAACCCATTGGTCATTGGCTTTAGATACTCTAGTTATACATTGAGAAAGAAACTCGGCTTTTGGACTGGCCGCTATCTCTTCCATCTTAGTAAATATCATTTTAGACTGTCGAAACGACTTAGATATGATTCCAATGTGAACACCTTGGTTTAGAATAGCGTCTAATAGCGCAAAAACGGCCGTAGAGAAGCTTTTGGACATTCCACGACTCCATATCCCCAAAAAGTAATCGGTCTCCATCATGGCCTTTATGGACATATGCTGGAAAGGGAACAATTTTACCCCAGTAATAAACTCCGCTGCGAAAGATGGGTTTTGCCTTAGAAATTTATAAAGCAGTATTTTTGCTTCGTCTTCTTCTATGTAACCATCTATATCTAGAATCTCTTGATTGATATTTGGGAATCTATTTCTAGACTCTTGTATTCCTTTTTCCCAACTCATTTTTCTTTTATATGTTTAGACCAAAAATAATTAACATCTGTTTTCCATATTTGTTTCCCCATAACCAATATCTTCGGTATGATTAATTCACTCATCTCTCTAGACCCAGAAAAGACAAACTGGCAGCAGTCTCCGTATTGTTTTTGCATCTCCCTAACATTATGGAAAACATAGTCTATTTTATATTTTTTATAGCTTTTATAGTTATATTCTTGTATCTCCTCAAAAGGAAACTCCATAACAACAAACAAATAACAACCCAGATCTTTACACCTTTCTAATTCTTTGCAGAATCTAGAATATCCAACTGTAACCGTACTACAAAAATCTCCAAACGATTTTCTATCTACATATGTGTAATCATAATTTTCAGAAGTTACACCATAATCTCCTACATCTAATTTATAAGATTCTGATTTATTAAACGATAGTGGTTGTTGCTCTCTGGTATCTATCAATATCTTTGTATTGGAATAGTCATCAAAAAAACTTTTTGGCAATTTTCTGTCTAATAAAGGTTTAACATCACAAGCTTCACAGGCGTAAGTGTAGCTGCCAAAATATTTCTTGTATAAATCAATCGAAGGCAGACCAGCTGAAAGCATCTCCAACTCCGTTGGTCCATAATTTAAATCTTTTTCTGTTATTCTCTGATTAAGTAATTTACCAATATATTCTTTTACTTCTTTACCATCAGCTTTCTCACACCACTCGGCAAGTTGACCTGGCTGAGAGAAATCTTTTCCAAAATACTCATCGTAATTCTTAAATGGTAACAGTTCTCCAGTAAGTTTATTCTTTCTGGCGTAATGTTTTACATAATAGTCGCCAAGAAACATCTTATGCTTCTTTATGTGAGCATGTAAACTTCTCAGGCTTTCAAAGCCCTGATTACATTCTTTGCATTTAAATGACATCGTCTTGGCTTATCCCTAATACTCTTGCTTTCCATTCAGCCATTCCCTCAAGTCTTTCGGCTTCTTTTTTAGCGGTTAGTTTTTGCATCTCTGCCATTCTTACCATATTGTCTCGCTCCTCCTTCTCTTGGAAGAGTTGGACGATAGATAGAATAGAGGCGTTGTCTTTAGTCTTGTTTTGCATCCTAGTTGACCTGTCACCCTGAAGTTTCTTTGTGAGGTTCTCAATTCGACCTTCGCACTGGTGGTATTCAGAACTTTTTGCTTTAATGATTTCGGCAAGACGAACAGACATTTCTGTTTGATCATCAGCAACATCAAACATATCGTTTAGTTTGTTCAGGTGTTTACTCACAACCTCCAGATTGATAATTTCTTTACATACATTAAGGTAAAGATTGATTTCATCCGCAGTCAAGTCTGGTTTGTCCCACGTAAGTCTTACAAATTCTTCTTCAAATAAGTCTCTGTCGCTCTTGTCTAAATAATTGTTCATTATCTTCAAGAAGCGAGAGTTATTCAAATGTACGCCTAACCGCTCAACGCAAACTTGGTATTGTCGGTTTAGCTTTGAATCTTCAAAGTCATTGCCTGTGGCTTCATTTATTTTTTTAATGATTCTACTTGAAGCTTTCGGGCCAACGTATGAATTCAACGCCCCACTATCTTGAGTAGGTAAGAAATCTGGGTTAACATCTCTTATAACCTCCAGAACTCCTCTTTGCTCAAGGCTTAGTGGAGAAACCCGCTTCTTTGGAAACAATAGTTTGGCTATTTCAAGAGAAGACAGTCCGTCTTCAGCTTGTTTCACTATAAACTCTTTTTGCTGTTCAGTAAAAACAATAGGGTCTTGTTTCGCCTTAAAGGATGTGTTGAATTTTATATCATTCTCAATTAAAAACTTTCTAACCAACCGTCCCTGTTTACTTCTGCCGTCAAGTGTTTCGTCTTCGAAGCATTTCCTCGTCATGACAATAAGATCATTAATCTTTTCGGCATTTTCTAGAATAAATTCTTTTTGTTTTTCTGTTAGGTCCATTTTCCTTATAAATACGTTCTTAAGTGTACTAATAGTGTATAAAGAGAGATAGTATAATATGGTATGTCTACTTATCCCCTAGTATTATATCATTATCTTTTATTATTTCTGCAGCTTTCTGCGCAAACATCTTTTTCAAATTCTTGACTTGTCTATAACCCGCTTTTCTTTTCTTCTCGTTTGTTTTGTAACCCATAAACTTAGCCACATCTTCTTCAGAGGCTTCCTCAAAGAATAACATAGAGTAAGCTTTGTAGTGGATATCGGTTAAGGCTTTTTCCATATAGTAATTCAACTTAGCTATACAGTCATCAAATTGAAC